TTTTCAAGCATCTGACCGACCTCGGTGGGCCGGAATATGTTTTGGATTACATCGGCGACGGCGGCACGGTGAAAGCTCTGTCGGAAAAAACGAATTGCAGCCGCAGCTTTCTGAGCCGGATGTTGAATAACACGCCCGAATACCGCGCGGCTTTGGATGAGGGTCGACGCATTTCGGCGGACAAGATGGCGGACGATAGCCTGGCGATGGTTGACGAGTTGTCGACGAAAGAGGATCTGACGTCGCAGGACGTGCAGCTTGCGAAGGAGCGTATCAGTGTTCGCAAGTGGATGAGCGCGCTGAACCATCCGGATCGCTTTGCGCCAAAGAAGGAAGAAGTTACGATCAATATTGGTCAGCTGCACCTGGGCGCGCTGAAGAAGATCAAGGCCGAGATGATTGACGTGACGCCGGTGGCGGATGCTATCGAGGACGGGACGGTCGATGAGTGAATTGATGCAAGGCGATTGTCTTGAGGTGATGAAAGGCATTCCGGATGGGTCGGTTGACTTGACGGTGACCAGCCCACCCTACGATAATTTGCGCACCTACAATGGCAACAACGATCAGTGGGGCGAACATGTCTGGAAGGGCGTGATTGAGGAATTGCACCGCGTTACGGCAGATGGCGGCGTTGTTGTTTGGGTCGTTGGAGACGCGACGGTCAATGGATCCGAGACAGGCACATCGTTCAAACAGGCTCTTTGGGCAATGGAATGTGGGTTTAATCTTTACGACTCTATGATTTATGAAAAGGCGGGGACTGGTGCGACTGGAAATAATAGAGCTTATCTTGGGATTTATGAATTTATGTTTGTATTTTCCAAGAAGAAACCCAAATCAGTTAATCTAATTTATGATAGGCCAAACAAAGAATGGAACAAGACGGGGCAGTACGCAACCCGACCTCGCAGAAGATCGGCAGACGGAGTTCCGAGCGACAGAGTTCGAACGCCCTCTAAACCGTTTGGTCGCAGATTTAACATATGGCGGTATTCTGGCGCAGAAGTTCGGTGGGAGAAGACGCGCGGCGGCTTTGATCATCCCGCCATGTTCCCCTTATCTTTGGCTCAAGACCACATCATTTCATGGTCTAATGAGGGCGACACGGTTTTTGACCCTTTCATGGGATCTGGAACGACTGGCGTGGCTGCCAAGAACCTGAACCGTGAATTTATTGGCATTGAGATGGACGAAACTTACTTCAACATTGCAAAGGCGCGGATTGATGAGTGATGATGTAAATCCGTTAGAGGATTTCGCTCGGACGTATTATGCCGATCCGGTTGGCTTTGTGCGTGACATGCTGGGCGTTGAGCCTTTGCCGTATCAGGCGGAGTTTTTGGAGGCGCTTGCGAAAGGCGAACGGCGGATCTCGATCAGGTCCGGCCACGGGACGGGGAAGTCTACGGCGTCGAGCTGGGCGATGTTGTGGTTCTTGCTGCTGCGGTTTCCGAACAAGATCGTGGTGACGGCCCCGACGAGTGGGCAGCTGTTCGATGCTTTGTTTGCGGAGCTGAAGCGGTGGATTAACGAACTGCCCCCTGCGATCAAGTCGATGCTGTCGGTGAAGTCTGACCGGATTGAATTGATTGCGGCCCCGAGTGAAGCGTTTATTTCGGCTCGGACGTCGAGGGCGGAGACGCCGGAGGCTTTGGCGGGGGTACACAGCGACAACGTCATGCTGGTGGTTGACGAGGCGTCTGGTGTGCCTGAGCAGGTGTTTGAGGCGGCGGCGGGGTCTATGTCGGGTCACTCGGCGGTGACGATCATGCTGTCGAACCCGACGCGATCCAGCGGGACGTTTTTCGAGAGCCAGACGCGGCTGTCGGGGTCGTGGTGGACGCGGCGGTGGAGCTGCGTGGAAAGCCCGCTGGTGTCAAACGAGTTCGTTGACGAGATGCGGCTGCGGTACGGCGAGGACAGCAACGCCTTCCGGATCCGGGTGCTTGGCGAGTTTCCGATGGCGGACGATGACACGATCATTCCGTTTCACTTGCTGGAAGCTGCGACGAACCGGGACATCGTTCTGGATGACGGTGCGGGGATCATCTGGGGGTTGGACGTTGCGCGCTTCGGTACGGACAAGACTGCCCTTGCGAGGCGGCAGGGGAATGTCATCACGGAAGTCAGCCGGTGGCAGGGCTTGGACCTGATGCAGACGACAGGCCGCGTGAAAGCCGAATACGATGGGCTGCCGTCGAACTTGAGGCCGCGCGAGATCATGGTGGACGTGATCGGCATGGGCGGCGGGGTGGTTGACCGGCTGCGTGAGCTTGGCCTGCCGGTGCGTGGCGTGAACGTGGCGGAAAGCCCGAGCATGGGGGATACCTATGTGAACCTGCGGGCGGAGCTTTGGTTCAAGATGCGAGGCTGGCTGGAGCAGAGGAACGCCAAGCTGCCCAAGGACGAGCAATTGATTGCGGAATTGGCTTCAATCAGGTATGCTTTTGTCAGTAGCGGCAAGATGAAAGCCGAGAGCAAGGACGACATGAAGCGTCGCGGTTTGCCCTCGCCCGACTTGGCCGACGCGGTTTGTTTGACGCTGGCGTCCGATGCGGCGACTGCGATGGGCGGTAAGGTTTCGACGTGGGGACGCGCGTTGAGGCGGAATTTGAAGGGGATAGCCTGATGATGGGTTATGGTTACGAGAGCGGCGACGACAGGGTCAACGCCATGATTGATATGATCAACGGCGGCGGCGCTGGGCGCGCCGGTGAGAAGTTCGAGGGTGGTGGGCTGCTGAGTATGCTTGGCAACGCCTTCGCCACGCCCTACGGCTCCGGTGCCGCCCCTGCGCCTACGTCGGGATCTGCTCCGGCCCCGACCCAATACAGTCGCGTGGCCCCACCCCCGATGACGGCCCCGATGCAGGTTCAAGCGAACCAGTCGCCCTATGAGATGTTCGGCGGCCAAGCACCGGCACCATATGCGGCGCAGTCGCCAATGGAAATGTTCGGCGGCCAAGCTCCGGCACCGTATGCAGCGCCAGAACCCCAGTACAGCGGGCGAGGTTCAGCCGGTATGCCCTACCCCGAATGGGTTCAGGACGATGAGACGCGCAAGGTGTTCGACTATCTCCGGACGCAGGGCGTCCAAGGCTACTAATCAACACACGACAGGCAAGGGCACAGAGCATGGCTGATGATCTTTTAACTTTTGACAAACTGATGCAGGCGATAGCCATGCGCGAAAGCACCATGAATCCAAACGCGGTTTCGCCTGCCGGAGCTGTTGGTTTGTTCGGTATTATGCCCAATGACGCAATGCAGGGTATGCGTGCCAATGTTCCTACTGTGTGGGAAGCTGCACAAGCGCAAGGTTTTTCGCCAGAAGTTCGTGACCGAAAAACCGCGGTGAGCCTACTTAAAGACCCCAATGTAAACAGCGCAATAAGCGAAGCCTACGTTCAAGATCTTATGAATAAGTATTATGGGGATACGGAAGGTGTTTTGACATCGTACAACGCCGGCCCCGGTAAATACGACAGATTAGGTTCAGCAGCCGCGATGGATATTCCTGAGCAGCAAGAATATGCGCAAAAGGTTTCTCAAGATTACAGCAATTTTTTTGGTTCAAATTTGCCTCAGAACTTAGGAACTTTGTTTTCCCAGCGACCGCGAACACGTCCAGTTGGATTGATGGAGCAATACTGATGCCGCTCAATAGGAGGTTTTCATAAAGCATGGCTGGATTACTGGATTTCTTTTCACCTGAAGCGGGTCAGCGCAGGACCGCCGCATTGGGTGGACTTGTTGACCGCGCTGAATACTATGTGCCGCCCGAATTGCGCTCGATCTTGGGCTTTACTGGAGAAATGTCGCCGGTCGCCGGTTTGCAGCGCGCGGGGCAAGCAAGTGAAAGAATGCTTGATCCAAGCCGGACTGGCGGGCAACGGTTTGGTGATCTGGGCGAAATGCTGTCTGAGACCGCCGGAGTGGCCGCTCCAATGGCCGTGGCGGGTCGCGCGGGCATGCCTGTAGCCAAAGCGGTCCAAGAGGGCTTGCTGGGCTTTTCTGCTGGCGCTGATGATGTTGGGCGTCGCGTCCTTGATCGACTTAACCAGCCCGGTCCGGTCCCTACGATGTACAGCAATCCTTTGGGCGGGGCGAAGCCGAGTATGCAAGATGCGTTGAAAGCTAAATATCCGGACGTGAATATCAGCATCTCCGAAGGATCTCGCGGCGTGACGCTAAATAAGATTGATGTTCCAAAGGATAAACGGAAAACGGGATTAGGCACAAAGGTCATGGAGGACTTTGTCCGCATGGCAGACGAATCAGGTGCGGTTGCCAAGCTGGATCCATCCGGTGATTTTGGCAGCTCCCCTTCGCGGCTGCGTAAATTCTACAAGCGCTTTGGATTTGTTGAAAACAAGGGTAGCGCCAAGGATTACGAAATATCTGAAGACATGTATCGCCAGCCGCAACGGGCTGTAGGCAATAAGCCGCCGAAAGACCAATTCAAACCGGTTTTGCCACCCAAAGCCACGCAACCAGGGCTTCTAAGCATTCCAGAACAAACGGCGAAGCCGAAAACAAGCGCGGCGGAATTGCGCAGGCAGGCAAACATTCAACGCTTTGGGTATGACCCAAGTGCTGTGCCGGAAGCACCTGCGCCCCAAGACATAAGCGAAGGGTTTCAGGCATATCTCAATCAGGTAAACCCAGACGCTCGCAGGATACCCCCAGAAAACCGGCCGAACCTGATGATGGGCGATATGTACGGAATGCTTCCAAAGGGGGCAAAACTGGTTAAATCCTCTGATGACGTTTCATACTACCGTGGGCCAGATGGCGATTACTTCGCGACGGCGTACAATCCTGACGTCGGCGAGATGGATGTTGTCGGATACTCGATGGGCGGGGGGCGCGAGACGGACCTGCAAGTGGTTGACCAAATGCAGGGCAAAGGTATTGGCGGGGAATTGCAATACCTGTTTCGAAAGGAAAACCCCAACGCCCCGACCGGCGGACTGACTGAGGCTGGTGAGAAGTCGCTTCAGAAAACATATAAAAGGCTTTCTGATGAGGGGGTTCTTTCTATGATTCCTGCCCCCACTCCATCCCGCACCCTCAACCCTGCCGAGCAGATGGCGAAGGATATTCTGGACATGCGCGCGGCTGGACGTGCGGGTGAGGTGACGGACGAGATGATGTCGCAAGCAGATCCGCAATACATGTTTGCCAACACGCCACTGCCGATGGATTATGAAAGCCGGATGGGACGGGCGGGCGAAATGGGTTTTGGCGGCGATATGTATCATGGGACGACCGCTGATTTTCAGTCAATGAAGAAAGGCATAGAATTTTATACAACGCCCGACGCCGATTACGCAAATATATACGCTGGAAGCCCGTATGATGAAGGCGGGCGGGTGTTGCCATTGATGCAAGAAAAAAATGGCGTTTTGGATACAAGGACGCCAAGCGGTCAGGCGGTTTTTGATGATAACTTCTTTATGAAGTATGGGAACGGATCGCCCCTTACGGAAAAGGGCGTCCCTGATTGGACTGACGGGCCTGACTTTGGTGAAATGTTTTCAGACAATTCTTTGCCGTATAACGGTGTTTTCTTGGATGAAGGCAAGGTGCCTCTCTTTGATGGGTCATTACTTGACAGGGGCGTGTCAACATTAAGTTTCGACCCAACCAGCATTCGCAGCCGCTTTGCCCGTTTTGATCCTGAGTTCAAACACCTTCGCAACCTAAGCGCAGGCGTCGGCGGAATGGGTCTGCTGGGCATGTCATATCCACAGGAAGGGCAATACTGATGCCGCTTAAAAAAGGATCGTCAAGGAAGGTCGTATCTGCTAACATCAAGCAGGAAATGAAGGCTGGGAAGCCTCAAAAGCAAGCGATTGCGATTGCACTGCGTAAGGCCAAGAAGGGCAAGAAATGAGCATCTCGACCTACACCGAGCTGAAATCTGCGATTGCTGACTGGCTTTTGCGCGATGATCTGGCTGCGGTCATCCCGACGTTTATCAGCTTGGCCGAAGCGGATATCAACCGGCGTGTGCGGCACTGGCGCATGGAAGAACGTGTTACTTTGTCTATATCTGGACAATACACCGACTTGCCAGACGGCTTTCTTGAAGTGGCAATGATGACGCTGTCCGCATCAAGGCCGGTGCGGATGGAGTTGATAAGCCGGGGCGAGATGCAGGACCGCCGTGAAATTAACGCCAACACGACAGGCTTGCCGCAGTATTACGCGATCACCGGCGGCCAGATTGAGGTCTATCCGACCCCGAACGACACCTATTCGGTTGACTTTGCTTACATCAAATCCCCAACGGCGCTGAGCGATACCAACGCGACGAACTGGCTTCTGACGTATCACCCCGACATATATTTGCATGGCGCACTTCTTCAGGCGGCCCCATATTTGAAGGATGATGAGCGCGTCGGGCTGTGGGGCGGTTTGTTCAATACAGCGATTGAAGCGGCAAATGTTGCCAGCGACAAGGCGCGATTCAGCGGTACGACGCCGCGCATGAAGATCAGGAGCTACTAATGGCAACCTTCACCTACACGAACCCCACTGTCGGCGGCTCCGAAGATACTTGGGGCGCAACGCTAAACGCCAACTGGACCGCGCTCGGCGCGTTTTTTGGATCCTTAGATAGCACAGAGCTTGCGCAGCTAGACGGCAACACTTTTACGGGCGGTTTGACGGTTCAAAGCGGCAACGCAGGCATTGGGACGAGTTCTCCAAATCAACTTTTGCATGTTGAGTCTTCTGGATTTGCGGGGGTTAAGGTCGAAAGCACCGGCGTTGAATCAGACCCACAGTTGTTTTTTACGAACGATAACGGTGGGGCATCTGAATGGTCTATGCGCCTTGATAAAAACGCTTCTGATGTGTTCCAACTTCGTTATAATAATAACCAAAGACTAACTGTTGACACCGACGGTAACGTTGGTATCGGAACAGTTACCCCATCCGAAAAACTTGAAGTGAACGGCACGGTTAAGGCTACAAGTTTTGAAGGCGGATTTCCTGAGTTGACGCAGGTGCAAGTCGAGGACGACACGTCAACGGTTTTCGGTCAGGTCTCTGGGCAGCGTTTGGCGCAGGCCACGGCTGCCACGCTTAACGCCACTGGTTCCGCCCCGATTTATGCCTGCCGTGCTTGGGTGAATTTCAACGGAACAGGAACAGTGGCAATTCGTGCAAGCGGGAATGTGTCGAGTATTACAGACAACGGTGTTGGCAGTTACACGATCAATATCGCTAACGCCATCGAGGATGCCAACTACTGCATTTTGACGACGGCTGGCGTTGCCAACAGCAAAGGCGACATGACCGTTGCGGGCATTCCGACAACCACGGCCTTCTCTGTCTTGAACGGGGTCAACAGTGCCTATTTCCCCGTTGATCCTGAATATGTCTACGCAGCAGTTTTGAGGTGACCAAATGAACCAACGCATTATTTACAAAAACACAGACGGAACTGTCGCGGTGATTATTCCAGCGGATTGCGGCCTGACGATTGAACAAATTGCAGCGAAGGACGTGCCAACGGGATTGGCTTACAAGATCGTTGACGCGGCAGACATTCCAACCGACCGCGCTGATCGTGCGTTGTGGGAAGTTGACGAAGCAGACCTGACAGATGGAGTTGGCGCATGATTATCAAGATTGGCAAACCGACATCCGAAACCCTATCGGCCCAAGCCCGCGACCAGCGCGACGCCCTTCTGACCGGATCCGATTGGACGCAAGTGGCAGACGCACCCGTCGATCAGGCGGCGTGGGCAACGTATCGGCAGGCATTGCGCGATCTGCCTACGCAAGCGGGATTTCCCGAAAACATTGATTGGCCAATCGCGCCGGAGTGACCTGAATGCCTTTAGTCCAACTGTCGCCACCACCGGGTTTCAGATACCACGGGACCGACCTTGAAAGCGAAGGCCGGTGGCGTGAGGGAAACCTTGTGCGGTGGCGTGACGGATCGCTACGCCCCATAGGCGGCTGGACGGATCGCTTTGGATCTGTGGTGTACGCTGCGGCCCCGCGCGGGATGTTGGCGTGGGAAGACAACAGCTCAACGCGATGGATTGCGGCTGGGACGTACAACAAATTGTACGCCAGCACCCCGAGCGGCACGA